ACGGCCATCAACGGCGGCGCGGTGCCCAACTAGGCCTTCATGATCATGGGCGACGTCCAGGACCGCATCAGCGGCGAGAACGGTCTGCTGCGTATCCCGCAGGTGGATCTCACCGTGGACGGCGACGTGGATTGGTTCAGTGACGAACCGATCCAGGTGACCCTGACCGGCTCGGTGATCTTCCGCTCGGAGGAGACTGCGCTGTACACCTTCAAGGTGTACGAGCAGAAGGCCGGTTGATGCGGCGGAGGGCTGCTCTCAGTCCTCAGTGGTCGGTGCCTGGGATGGCGCCGACCATCTTTGCGTGGGGGCTCTGAGCTATGGGCAGGTTCGCCAGCCTCGAGCGACGCATGAATGCCGCTGCCTTGGCGCGCATTGCTGCCCAGGTCAACGGCGTAAGTGCTGCGGCCATCGCGAAGGCGGACGCTCGTTCGGCCATCTCAGTGCGTCGGCGGTTCGAGCCGGCGGCAAAGAGGGCCATTCGCGAGATCTACAACGTCCGCGTTAGCGATCTGACGGGTCGCTTCACCGTGAGAACCGGCGCGGATGAGGACGGTGAATACATCTCGCTGAATGCCTCGGCCAAGCCGCTGCCGCTGGTCGGGTTCGGTGGACGCTGGGGCGGTCGAAAGACGGCTGGTGCGACCGCCCTGATCCAGAAGGGTGAGCGGAAGGTCTACAACTCAGCCTTCATCGCAACGGTTGATGGTCAAAGGCGCTTGGTGGCGCGTCAGTTCTCGCGAGACGCGACTGCGCCGTCCGGGCGCGATGGTCGCCGCAAGCTGCGGACCCTCACAGGTCCGAGCGCATACCAGATGGTGATGGGCCAGGGCGACGTGGTCGTTACACGCCTAGCTCGCGAAATGAACGAGTTCCGCGGTAGCGAGCTCATCCGGCAGTTGAAACTGGCAAGGCAGGGGAAGCGTTGATGGTGAACAATGCGGCATTCGAGGAAGCGCTACGGCTGGTTTTGGAGACCAGTGGCACCGAGGGCGTGGACGAATTGCGCCAGGCGCTTGCCGAGATGGGCGTGGCCTCGGACGCTGCCGTGGCCGACACCGGCAAGCTGGTGGACAAGCTGGCCGAGCTCAACGCCACTGCCGAGAAGGCCGAAGCGTTTGACGGGCTGCTGGGTACGTTGGCCGATCTGGAAACACGCTTCGACGCCAACCAGAAGGCCGCCTACCAGCTCTCCTTGCAGATCGCGGAGACCGCTGCCCCATCCAAAGAACTGCTGAACGCTCAGCGGAATCTGAGGGCGGAGGGAGACAAGCTGAAGGCCTCGCTGAGCAGCCAGTGGGAGGCGGTTGTAAAAGCCGATACCGCCTTGGGCGCCCTTGGCGTCAATACGGCGCAGCTAGCCGAAAGCCAGCAGCGCCTGCGGGATGATGCTGAGCGAGCCGCGAAGGCGTTCACCGAACAGGCGAAGGAGGCAGCCCAAGCCGCCGCCGAAACCCGCCGGCGTAATCAGCAGATCGAGGAGAGCGATGGTCGCTTTCGCGACCAGGCGAAGGCCAGCACGGCGGCCGCTGAGTCGCTGAAAGCCTATCGTGATCGCGCTAACCAAGCCGCGCAGGAGACTGCCGAGCTGGGTGTGGCGGCCACCGCCACCAGCTCGATCATGAGCAAGCTGAAGGGTATCGCTGCGACCGCTCTCGGCTTCATCGGGTTCGGCAAGGTCGTCGACGGTATCAAGGACATCATCAAGGAAGGCAGCGACGCAGAGCAGGAGCTAGGGCAGCTGGAGGCTGCACTTGCCGCTACTGGCCGCCAGGGCGAGTTCACGGCAGAGCAGCTGGCGCGCATGCGACGGCAGCTGCAAGGGGGGCTCTTCGATGACGGCCAGATCTCGGCCGCTCAGGTGCGGCTGCTTTCCTACACGAACATCGTGGGCGAGCAGTTCCCCGCGGCGATGCAGGCCACGATCGATCAGGCCCAGCGATTGGGCATGAGCCTGGAGGCATCGGCTGAGATCGTTGGCAAGGCGCTCCAGACACCATCGAAAGCTATGGAGTCGCTGAGCAAACAGGGCTTTACCCTGGAGGACAGCCAAAAGCAGCTGATCAAGCAGCTGGAAGCGACCGGCAGGGTGGCCGAGGCGCAGGCCATCATTCTTGACGTGCTGACCGAGTCTTACGGTGGCGCGGCAGCGGCGGCCAAGGTCGGCACGATCGCCGGCCTGTGGAAGGAAGCGACCGAGCGGTTCAAGGACTGGAAACAGGAAGTCGCCGATCAGGGCGTGCTGACCTACTTCAAGGCTCAGCTCACCGAAATGCTCACCGTCGTGGATCGCCTTGCCAAGGACGGCACTCTCACGCGCTGGGCCAAGGAGACGGCCGACGGCATCATCACGATGGCGCAAGCGGTCAAGGGTGCGACGACGTGGGTGGTGGAGCACAGCGGCGCCATCGTGGTCCTCGGCAAAGCCTTTGCGACCTTCGCCATCATCAAGGCGATCGCGCAGGTGAATACCTGGCGCATAGCGCTGGCCGCCTCAACCCGGGCGCAATGGGCCAATGTCGCTGCGATGGATGCGACAGGGAAGCGTGCCGTAACGCTGGGCAATCTCCTCAGAAGGATGCCCACGGTCGTGCCTATTACGGTGACGCTGCTCGGCTTGGAGCTTGTCGCAAAGGCACTGCAGTCCATCGGGCTTGCGATTGGAGATGAGCTGGGTAAGAACAGCAAGGAAATGAAGGAAGCCGGCGAAATCAGCCGCAGCCTCCAAGAGGAGCTGTACCGCGAGGCGGTCGCGAGGAAGGCTGTTGCTAATGGGCTGATTCAGTTCCGCAATACCGCTGTCAAGACCTCTGAGCAGGTCGCGGAGATGGGAGAGGCGGAGCGGAAGTCGTACCAGGAGCGGCTGGAGGGACTCAAGCAGTACCTACAAGGTCAGCTTGGCTTCCTAATCCGTATGCAGGCGATGGGTATCGCCACCGATGAACAGCTTGCGCAGCTGGAGCAGATGAAAGTGCGATTGCGTGAAGCCAATGACGGCTTTCGCGCGATGGCGGAAGGTACTTGCGTAGCTGGTGATGCACTAAAGAATGGTATCGGCGGCGGAGCGCAACTGGTAGTTGAGCAGCTCGCAGGCGTTGATAGAGACGCCAAGTTGGCTGCTGCCTCTATCTCCAAGCTGTTCCAGGCGCTCAACTTCGCAGACACCCGCTCGCTTGAAGACGTGGCTGTTGCGCTTGCCCACACCGCCGCGCAAGGGGCCGCTGCCGGCCGCAACGTGCGTGACGGCCTGCTGGACGTACTGCAGCAGCTTTCCGGTGAAGAGCTGCTGCGCTTCCAGCAGGCATCGCAGACGGCGTTTGAGGCGCTTCCGGCTGCTGCTGTGGATGCTGCCGCCGTGCTGCAGCAGACGCTGGCCGCATCTCTCCAGAATCTTGGCGTCAATGCCGAGCGCGTCGGGCTGAGCTTCGGCAAGGCTGGACGCGATGCCATCGCTTCCTTTGCGGCTATCTCGGAAAACGCGCTCGCTACCGGCGCGCAGATCGAGGAAGCCTTCCGCGCCGCGCTGGGCAAGGTGTCAACTCTTGACGAAGCCCGGACGCTGGGGACTCTGCTCGAGGCCGCCGGCACACGGGGAAAGGTGGGTTTTGACCAGGCAGGCCGCTCTGCGGTGGCACTGCACGCCCGGATCCGGGACATCACCAACGCGATGGATCCGCTGAACAACGAGTTCGGTAGGCTCGGCATCCAGTCGCAGGCTTCCCTCAACGCAGCCCGGGATGCTGCAAAGTCAGCCTTCGAAGAGATCCGCCGGGGCGCCGCGCAGGGCAAGGCGAGCATCGAAGACGTGCGGCGCGCCTTCCGCGCGTATGCACAGAGCGCACGGGAAGCCGCGGCGGACAGCGATGCCACCCAGCAGGTGATGGTGGAATCCCAGCTGGCACACCTGGGAGCTATCTACCGGGTCAACGACGCGATGGACGATCTGAAGGAAAAGGGCACGTCGGCCACCCGGGCTGTCGCGGATGGGGCAGCGAGCGCAGCTCGTGAGCTCGATGGGGTTGCTGCCTCTGCCGGGGGCGCAGCCAGCGCGACCGAAGCTGTGGGCGCGGCGGGCAGCAACGCAGCGACTGGGCTGGGCGGGGCCGACAGCGCCGCGCAAGGCCTGTCCTTCTCGCTGGGGGACTTGTCCGGCAAGGCGCGGGAGCTCTTCCAGACCTTGGGCGGGCAGGACTCCCTTGAGAAATTCGCCACCCTGCTGAACGGCATCAGCAAGCAGCGCCGTGACCTGGCCGAGTACAACGCCGAGCTGGAGCGGACCCTCAAAGGCAATGACGAAATGGGGGCGCAGCGCGATGCGCTTGCGTCGAAGTTCGACTACCTCGGCGCCGCCGAGCTGGAGCGCACGTTGCAATTGGAAACGCAGATCAAGCAGCAGATTCAAGCGCGGGACCAAGCGGCTCGGCAGGCCGCGGAACAGCGGCGCCAGGAGGCAGAGGCCGCCCAGCGGCAGCAGGATGCCGAGGATGCCAAGCGTGTCGGCAACGCCAATGGCAGTGGCACAGATGTCCTGCGGATCGAATGGACGGCGCCCAGTGCGTCGGTGGCGGCCAGTGCCAGCGCGCAGGAGCGCGAGACTGCTGAGCGTCTGGCGTCGCTCGTAGCGCCGCTTGTGCTTGAGCGAGTGGCCCGCAGCCGCAGTGTCTCGGTAAGTGCGGGGAGTCGTCGCCGATGAGCGTCCTGACCTTGGCCGGCATCGCGCTTCCCGCGGATCTCCAGTGGACCGATGAGTTCACGGCTTGGCGCGTAGGGCAGGCCGTCAAAACCAGCCTCACCGGCGCCCTCATCGTGCAGGAATCAGCGATGCAGGCGGGCCGCCCGATCACCCTCC